TCTTAGCCTTATAAGCCTGCTCATCACGCAGCTTGTCACCTATCATTGGGGGGTCATACTCTACATATACAGAATTGAGTTTGAACCCTGCCAGCCTCAGCATCAACAAGTACAGGTCTTCCCTAAAGGTAGCTACTAGGCGTTGATAGTTGCCTATTTGGGTAGTTAACTTGGCCATAATAACTCTTGCCATCGTTTCGGCTACGTTAAAATTACGGCCAAGCATCAGCGGGTCTTGTTTAAGCCCCGCATGTTTCATTTCAGTTATAGCGTTCAGCAAATCCCTTGCGCCTTGAACATTAGCAGTATTAGCTTCGAGTTTATAAGTTATGGCCTTATCAAACCCTATAGCCATACCTGTAGAATATCCTTTTTCTACCTCTACCCTAATCTCTTGTAAGTAAGCTAAAAGCCTTGTTTTATACGCCTCATCCTTTTCATTCTGCTTTTTCATTGGTGCTTGCACCATCACACTCAAAAAACCGAAAGCACCAAGTTTACGGATAACGTGGCGCATATTTTTAAGCATGTCTTTTTCTATCTCAATAGATTCAAAAGACGATATAAGTGGCGGTATAGCATAAGGGTTATCCGAAAACCTACGCAGTGCATAGTATTTATACTGCATAGGGTTTAGTTTTATAAGACCGTCCGGATTAGCCGCGCTGCTTACTATATCAGATGGCTTTTGGTATGGGTCGTAATCGTAGGTGCGTTCATTGTATTTAAACCGTATTGTATAGGGTGACACCAATACTACCCTTTCTATTCCGTCTAAGGTTCGTGCTGGTATCTTTTCTGCGCTTATTGCGCCATTTATACCTAATTGTGCAAACAAATCGTTTTGCAGGCTGTTCATGCCGCCTTTATATATCTTCTTATCCGCTACTGCTATATATTTAAGCATTTCTATTGCCTGTGGCTCAGGCACAGAATCATCAAAAGTTATTGTAGCTGGTGTATTGCCTAACTGTACTATGTTGTCAATGGCGTAAGATATATCGCCATTATGCTTGGCCAGATATTCACATAGTTTTAGGAGTTCCAGTTCAAACCCAGGCTTTACTTCCTGCAATTCAGACATAAGCATACCGTACATACTTATACCTGTAGGCTGAGAACTCCTTCCGGCTGTTGCAGGCATGGTTGTACTACCTAACGCATTTGTAGCATCTTCCAACGTCATGTAAGTCCTGCGCCTTGATATAGTTTTTGTAACAGGTTTTTTAGCCTTAGCTGCTTTCTTTTTGCCTGCTGTCTGTTTTGTCTGTACGGCCATTTTATAAAGTCACTTTATAAAACAAAAGTACACATTAAACATTACATTACCCCCCAAGCATAGGCAACCCGCCAGTATAAGTCCTGTAACCTTTCCGCGTCCAGTTAGCGTATACTATAGCGTCAGCTTTATTAGGCGACTTACCGCCTAATCTTTTCCTGATAGCTTCCTTACTTTCTACTGCGATAAAGTTATCCTTATATACAACCTTTATAGAAGTAAGTTCCACTATTATTTCACGCAGCAATAGCTTATCTTCTATAGCTAAATGTATTCTACCATGCCGCAGGTCTTCGCGCAGCTCCCAGTACATTTGCGAGCGTAGCCCCTGAAACTTATAGCACTTGCGGGTCTTTTCCTTACCGTCATTAGTATCTACGTATGTTTCCTCTGGTATGCAGTCTGCCCACTGCCCCCCTTGTAATGCTAAAGGTTCAAAACCTTCGTCTTGCAGCGCATTAAAAGTAGCCACACCCACACCCACCGTATCTACGCCGATAAACCCGTTCATAACCTCAAAATCCCACACTTTATAGGTGTCATACTTGTTGTATATACCTATAAGCTCACTATCTTCTTTTATGATATTATAGGCAAGGTGTGTGGCGTTATTACAATGGAACTCCTGTACCTCCCGCAGTATGTTACCTGTAAACCATGCCAAACATGCCTTATCGCCATCGTTAGACTGCGCTACGTCAACGCCTACTGCATGATATGTACCGTCATACTTCAAGTTATTAGTAGCGCATACGTCACACCAATCCGTCTGTATAAGGCTATCCACACCTTGCGCAGGTGCTATGCCTCTTACACGGGACTGATACATGGGGGAACGCACTCCGTATTCTGCTTTACGCCTGTCTATAGATTGATTCGTTACCGCCCCAGGAAATATCGACTTATCTAATACCACATTTGGAAAATCTAATGCCGATAGTATTACGTGTTCTACGTTAGGCAGTTGCGTACAAAATTGATGCAGTGCGTCTTGCTGGCTATCGGGGTTGCCTACTGCAAGAATAATATTATGAACGTCGGTACAGGTATTTTTTAGGGCGGTCATTACAGCGTGTTGCACACCCGGTGTTTCTTCTGATATAATAAGCATGTGCTGCCTATGGAATCCTTGCATTTTAGTGGCTGATTCTTCGTCGTTACCTACGCCTGATACTACGCCTATACAATGCCATGATTTAGAATAATCAGGGCTGTTAGGGTCTAAATTTATAACTTTTTCGTCCTTTTCTTCTACTACAAGACGTAAGTTATATAATGCTGCTTTAGGTCGTATCTTTTTAAACTTGTGCATGGCCTTATTTATCTCAGCCCACAAATTCAGAGTTAATTGAGCCTGCTTTGGCGCGGTAGTGACTACAAGGGCATCCTTAAAACAATCTAAGAACCAAAACACTACTCTTGACAAAAGTCGTGTTTTTCCAGTACCTGTTCCTGCTTCTACGCCGCACCACTTTCCGGCAGCCATGCACTCCCAAACTTTAAGCAGGGGGTTAGGTGTACCGTCCCACTTATGTTTTTTGTATTCGGGGAATAAAGACCAATCGTAATCCCGTTGGTCTTCTCCGAAACGCTCTTCCAACCATACCATAGGGAACTTTTGCCATACCTGCTCCTGTAATCTTCGTACTTCTTCAAGCTCCAATAATTTAAGAGCTTCTTTGTCAGCTAACTGTTCCTGCTGTTTTATTTGCGTTACTGCTATATCTGCTCCGGCCATACTATTTTTGTTTTATGTCTTCGTAATGTATGTCTTCCGCTGTCCTGCTGTTCAATTTTGCCAGCAGCTTGTGTTTCATTTCTTTAATCTGCTCATCAGATTTGTTTTCAAGGTTGTCAAGTTCTATCGGGCTATTTGTTCCTGCACCCTCAGATGATATGCGCCTGTCTTTGAAGTTTTCGCCGTCAGCGTTGAGCAAACCAAACTGTATGAGGGCGTCTGACGGTTGTACGTGCTTCTTTGTTACCGTTTTTTTGGCTAATATTTCTTTACCAAAATTAGGGTTAGGCTTACCATCATCATCAAATAGGCGTTTATCTATTTCGTATTCTTCCCTTACTTCCTCTACATCATACCCTTCTATTTTTCTAAGTAAGCTTCTGCGGGCTGTATCACGTACCTTCTCCTTTATCTGCATGGTTTGGTACTTCTGCGCCTCTTTCCAAACCATATGACACTCAGGTACACATTTTTCAGGTATTTTTTCCCCGCGAGCCAACATACCCATAATATCTTTTGTCACGCATGTCCATAACAGGAAAGACAAATAAGATATTTTGTATTTTTTACATAACCTCTCGACTGTGTAGTTTCCAGTTTGATAATCTGCTGCTATCTTTTTTACGTAATCTACTTTTTCTTGCGTAGTCAACTTGCGTTTAGGTATACCTGTAGTGTGGTGTACCATGCGTCCATTAATCATCTTTTTGGGCATACGAGTGCAATTTTAACTACAAATATAAGGTAGGTAGTGAATATCTTACGCTTATAATAAAAAACCCCGGCTGAGAACAACCGGGGAGACAACAGTAATTAAATATATACATAAACCCAAAAACCTACTTTTCGTCTGCCGTTAGCTCTATCGTAAACTGCATGGCGGAACTTGGTGTAATGGCCTCTGCGGCAGTCAGTATACCATAGATAGCGGTAGCAGAGCTTGCAGTAACGAACTCCAAAGATACGTCTGTTTTTACAAAAACCGCTGAGCCTGTACCGTCTGCTGCGGTAGCAGAAAATGTAACAGAGCCTATGTACTTGGTTCGGTCTGCGTACGCCAGTGCAAAAGCACCATTGTCATTCTGCGCCGTGGGCGCTGTGTGGTACAGGTGTAGTTTGAACGACTTAGCGATTGTATCATCGTTCAGAAAGATAGTAGCTTTCTTTATTACGCCGCCAGTTCCGGGCGTAGCTACTATATCGGAAAACGTCATTACTGTGGGGGCAGATGTAGAATTTGATACTACGTCTTTTGCCGCATAAGCTGTTGTGTCTACCGGGCGTGTAAATGACGCACTTGAAGTCCTGCGGCCTTGCGAGGCATAGCAGTTGTTCTTTACCCATGTCATTACTGCCGCCTGTGATGCGAACGCAGCCGATGTATCACCGTTTGTAATATCAACATATTCTGTTTTATTCATTATAACACGGTTGCT